AACGTAACAGTTACTTGACCTGTAGTTGCAGTAGTTCCTGCAGCTATAAGAGTCGCTGTAATTTGTGTATCAGAACTAAATCTATCAGCTTCATCTAAAGAAGCAGTAGCTAATGTAGTGGTTTCTCCTAAAGCTTTAACGTTAGTATTACCAATAAAGTATGTAGCTGATCCTGTTTTTCCTACAGATACAGTTGCTGAAGTACCTGAGTTGCTTACTACTGCACATCTAAGATTAATTGTAAGTAGTTGTGAGTTTTTTGGTATTACACCAACGTTGTAAGCAGTTGTTCCAGCTGCGACTGCTGCATCAATCATAATTGATTGAGTCATTACGACTTGGCCTGTATTTTTTACATTATCGCCAAGTGTTGATCCTGTTGTATTTGAAATCGTTCCCGCTTTAATCGGTCCCGAAAAAGTAGTTGTTCCCATAGTCTTACTCCTTGTTGTTCAGTCTGCTTTCGCAGTCTATGAGTTGTTAAAGGGGGCACCTTTTACAGTACCCCCGAAGCCGTTAGGCTGGATTTGATCCAAATAACGCACGCCAGTCAGACCAACCGAAAGCATATCTTTCTCTTGATTTGTAACGAACATTACCTGTTTCGAAGTCACCTTCCATAGAAGTTGATACTGGAGTTCTCATGAAATGTTTTAATCCGTTAGGACAATCAGTTCTTAAGAACCAATGTTTCGCATTAGTAAATCTATGATTTATAAAGTATCCTTCAGGAACCATTCCTTTAGATACAATTGCGTTTACATCGTTATCCGCAGTTCCAACTCTGTATGGAGACGCCATTAATCTTTCAGCCACAAACACAAGTTGTCTTGGAATGTGTAAAGATTTAGCTTGTAAAGCTACTGGGATACCTCTATCATCAGTGAAACCAGCAATTGCAATTAATGCATCTTCCAAAGAAGTCTCTGAAAGTTCTGCTGCTACAGTGAATCTATTAGATCCAGTTGAGCCGTCCTGTAGTGGATGAGCAGTATTACATAAAGTAACACCATCACCACCTGTATACGTAGCATTAAATGCTCTGTTGTATACGTTAGCGCCTTTAGTTTGTTTAGCAGCAGCCATTGAACGGGCTAATGCTTTTGTTAGTCTAGTAGACAATTTATCATACAAGTTGTCTTCCATAGCTTCCTCAGTAATTGCGAATGCCATAGCAACAGTCTCGTTAGTATATCTTGCTACCCAACCTTCACCAGTGTCTTCGTAGTTAACTGGTGCACCTTCAAATTTTACAGAAGCTTCTCCAAATCCTGGAAAAAGAACTTCTTCTTCGAAGGCTCTATTTGATTTTTCCTCATCGAAAAGTACACTTGCTTCATTTTCGTATCTGTTATATTCAGTTCCGAAAATTGCATGCAAGCCAGGTACTAATTCTTTAAGGAGTTGTGCTCTTGAAATAGCCATAATTTATTCCTATCTTAATTATACTCCAGCATTGCCTGCAGCAATACCAAATTGATGAGTGTTTATTTTCACTAGTATGTCCATAGTAGTTCCAGCTGCAGTATAAGAACCATCAGGAGCATCCATGCTTCCTAAAATAGTTAATGGGAAACCTGCGTTTCCTGTTGCTGCTGTGCTAGAGTCTGCTACCAGACCACTTTTGTGAGTTATAGTTGATCCCGAAGGAGCTGCTACAATTTGTACATTATTCCCAACTTTAGTTGCGTCAATTGCTGTCGCTACCTGATCCGATTGGATCTTGAAAAGACAGTAAGGGTCGTCATAAACATAAGCTTTATATTTTGCTTTGGCAACTGTGCCGCTAGCAATAGATCGTACAAATCTAACATCTCCAGTAGAATTATCTTGATACTCCGCTCCGAAAAATACACCTACTACTGCTCCTGGTGATGCACCCGCCATATCAGTGACTAATAGTCCTGCTGTGAGTGTGCATAAATCACCTTCAAAAAATGCTGAAGGTGCAGTTGCTGCAATGCGATATCCGTTTCCGTCGCTGAAGTTATTAGAACGTATTGAACCGCCGTCAGAATTTCTAACTGGGTCTAATCCATATCCTGCCATAATAATCTCCTTGATTACAAGTTTGTTAAATTTTAACCAAAATTATTAGAACCCAGCTAATGCTTTATTCTTCGAACTTTGGTGTGCCTCTTGGCCCACTGCCTTTAGTGACAGTTGACTTTGAGTCATCGTGTGTTGGCATTACTGAGGAACCAGCATTTTGATATTCTTTCGAATATGCTTTTCCCATTTGCTCAGTTTGAGCGTCGTAGTACTCTTGTTTCTGTTTGACTAGTTCCTTATCTGTTTTCATAAGAATCAAGTCACCTGATCTAACAGTACCTGCGTGTTTGCCAGAAGTCATTACGTCAGCATGATAATCTAATCCGAGTTCATCGGGTTTAACTAATTCATAGCCTTCGCGTAGACGTTCATGAACATTTGAATCATCTGGGTTGTTCAACAATTCGTGTCTAACCCACACATATTCCATGCTCTCATCCCTGTTCTCCTGTGGTACGTCTAAACGTCTCATAGGTTCCCAAGATTTTTTTCGAGTAGCCGACACCCGAGTCTTACGGCTTGTTTTTGTTGCTTGTGTCATTTCTAACCTCCCGCCTGTTGGCGCTGTTTTTGGCGCGCATAATCTTGTAAGCTTACTCCCAATCTATTTGCCATGTCAACTTCCGTTTTAGTTAACTGGACTTGGTTTTTGCCTACAGCGGAGCGCGTTCCGCTTATAACTGTAGGAATTTTCTTTGTTCTTCTATTTTTGAACTTATCAGGAAACTCCTCTCTAATCCTAGAATCAAGTTCGTTATAGTATTCTTCAGGACTATTGTTAGGCATTATACCTTCTTCAATTAGTTCCTTGTGAATGACCATAGCTGCTTGAGTCATTATTCTGTCTTTCGTAGTAGTACTACCAAACCAGTCATTTCTTTTCTGCCACTCCAAAGCCTTGCGGTCTGGTGCTGCAGATTGAACTTGTGGTTTTGTTTTTGGTTTTACTTTACGCCCTTCAGAATCAGATTCTGCTTTCATCTTATATTGTCGAGCTACTAAAGATTCGGCTTTAACAGACGCTAATGCATCTTGTGCATTTATTTCAGCATCTATATCACCTGCTTCTTTTGCAGTTTTTAAAGCAGAAAGAGATTGCTTCTCCTGACTTTTCAATCTATCAATATATTGATTTATTGCGTGTAATTCTGAATCTTTGGATCTTGATGTTAATTCATCTTTTTCTGTTCCCCATTGCTGCTCTCTTATTGAAAGTTCCTTAAGCTTGGATTCCAGTTCCTTTTTTTCTTTAACAAGGCGCTTTATCCGTTTTTCAGCACGCTTGCCAAATACCTTTTTGTCCTTAGATTCATCTGCATCTTCCGATATGTCTGCTTCCTCTTCGTCTTCAGATTCAGTTTTAGATTCCTCTTCAACTTCTTCTTCGTCTTCCGTTTCCGCAGTCTCTTGTTCTGCAACTGGAGCCTTGGTATTTGATGGCTCTTCAGGCGCAATGCCTTCAGATTTTTCTTCTGGTAAGTCTACAACTATCTGTTCTTCTTCAAGTTGTTCTTCCCTTTTGTCG